GTTCACGCATACTCATTCCACTATCAAAATAATGTTTGAATAACATTTCATCGTACCAGTGCCACGATTCAGCTTCTTCTTTTACTCTTCCAATCATACTACTAAAAGCTTCTTCTTTTGATATATAGTCATAAGTTACGCCAATGTCTTTGCGTTCTTCTATATTAACCATCTGGTGCTTGTTTCGTTCTTTTGTCAAATCTTTAAATATGTTTCTTAACGTAAAATGTATGTAGGCTCTGTTAAGTTGTCCGTTTTTTTGTATAACCTTTTCTCTGTCTGCGTACTTGTGTAATCTTATATACATTTCCTGTACTATGTCTTCTGCGTAGAAGTCTTCTCCGTAGCTTTGTACGATTCTCAAATAGTCAGCGTGAAACTTTGCAACCTCTTTAAGCCAGTTCATTGATTAGATATTAAACAAATGTAATGATTATTTTCTAATAATGTATAGACGAAGTTTTAAACGAATAGTTGTGAATAAAAAAAAGCACCTCTTTCAAAGTGCTTCTTCCATTTTATAGTTTATAATCTAAAACGGCAATCCATCTAAATCTGATCGTTGTGCGTCGTGCTTTGCGTCTTCGTTGCCACCAGCTTCAACTTCTGCTTGGTATGGTTTACTAAACTTTGCACTAAAATACTTTACACCACTTTTACTTTCGTTTAGCCATAGTGCTACTTCTTTTTCTACACCATCAATAAGTGCTTTACCTTTGTAATCTGGATGCGAATCCGTTTTTTTGTAATCGTTTTTAAAAATTGCTCCTGTGTTGTTCTTTTGTTCCATAACTTAATCTATTGTTTTACTTATAATGTAGGCACTCAACGTCTTTCGTTTACGCCTTGCTTTTTCTTTTAAAAGCTTTTTTTCTTCTTCTGTTACTCTTATTGTAACAATATCAGTCTTTCGTGTTTTCATTGTTTTGTTTTAGTTCTTCTTGACTAACTCTTTTCATTATAGTTACACAAAATAAATTATTATCTCTATCTTTAATTCTTTCTGCAAACTCAATAGCTTTTTCTTTTGTCAAGGGGTTGCTTTGTTGTATTAGTGACTCTTGCATCATAGCAGTAGAATCCTCTGCAAATACTATATAATTCTTATCTTCTTCACTCATCTTCTTTGTTTATTAAAGTTTTGTAATATTCTCTACATTCTTTTATTCTGTCGTAGATTGCTTTTACAACGTCTTTATCATATCTTACTTCAAACGTCTTGATTCGTTTTTCTGTTGGTATATGGTCAAAGTTGTGTTTGGCTTCTACTTCTGCCCTTAACTCTTCAGATTCATCTATTAAATGATTCTTCCAATGTTCACGCCTTACTTCGTCCTCTACTATTTCTTCTGGTGTATTGACTAAACAATATGCAAGAACTGATTTGCGTTTGTTACAAAGTGCCATATAACCCTGCAACTGAAAAAAATAATCACGATTAGGTATGTCTTCTGCAAAGAATGGAAACGTTGTAGCATCATAACTACTCTTGACGTCTAAAAGTATTGTGTCCGTGTTTACGTCTGGAGTACCTGTTAGAAAATCATTGTTAAAATGTTCTTCGTTCTTATACATCAATCCAAAATCTAAAACTTCTTGTGCTAATGAAATACTTTCATCTTCTACAAGATTGCCTTTATCTGTGTAACGGCTTGAAAATTCTTTTCGTATTCCATAAATCTCTTCAATCGCCAATTCCTGTAAGTAGGTCTTGCAAGTCTTACTCAATACTTCGGACTTGCTTCTGCTGTTGGTCATTATTTTGCCAAGTGCTGAGCATCTAATCTTCAACATAACTCTAAAGCTTTAACTTGTAAAGGCGATAAATCAAACTCTTCTAACTTGGCTTTGTTTATCTTGCCATCCTGTAACGCTTTCAATGCGTCTTCAAATCGTTTTTTAGATAGCTTCTCTTTCTTTACTTCGTTTTTATCGTGCTTGTTTGTTGTGTCTGCATCTTTTGTATCGTCTATTAAAAACAATCCGTTCAATGCGTACTTTCTTGCATAACTTGAACTACTTCCAAACGCTTGTGCGATATCCATTCCTTTGCGATTAGGATCAATTCCTGCTTGTGCTTTTACTGCCTGCATCTTTGTGCCGTCTGTAATCATAGCAGTAGATTCTACATACATATAACCTGCTGCTTCTTTTACCTCATCAGTTAAGTTAAGTGCCAAACCGTTGAGGTGTGGCTTAACGGCTTCAAGTATATCTTCGCAACTTCTGTACTTGTAGTTACCAAACTTGTTAAACTGATTCTTTGGTGCTTTTAGTTCTTGCTGGATTTTAGCCAGTCTTCCAATTACCGTGTCTTTCATAACATTATTTATTTTTTGTTTATACAAATATAAGTATTATTTATTTAATTCTTTCTTTTTTTGTTTATACATTTCAATTATCGCTTTTAATTCTTCTCTTGTATACTTTCTCATCTTGTGTGCTTCTTCGTGTAATTTTATTAGTTCTTCGCCTCCTATTCGTTTTTCTATACCGATTTGATAGTTCAATAAATCGCCACTTTTATCTTTGTTGCACGGTCTACTGCATTGTGCGTGAACATTAAACTCCGAAAACCTAACACGACCAAATCCACCAGCAGAAAAATAATGTCCTGCATCTATATTTCCTTTGCGTAATACTTTGCCACACGATATACACGGATAACCTTTAGCCTCATCTCTTGCCCTTATGTATGCGTTAAAGTACACCTGTGCTTTTTTAGTTAAGCTTTGCACCGTTTCAAGTTCTTCTTTCAATTTCTTCTTTTCTTTTTTCCAGTTCTTGACCTTTGCCGTTTCTACCCATACTTTAATGCAGTCAGTTTTAAAGCAATACTTTTGATTGAAGTGTTTTACTTCAAACTTTTCTTTGCAGTTTTTACAACGTAACATTTAATTAATTTTTGATAACCATTGAGAGTACACTTGTTGAGCTATTTTTGCAGTCATTAACGGCGGAACAGACATACCTATTAAATAATGAGGCTTGTTTTTTAAAAAATTATAATCTTTTGGATAACTTCCACATTCGCATAATTCATCAAAATTTCTATATCTTGGTCTATCGAATAAAACACATTGTTCGCCGCCTGTAATAGTATTAGCCACTTTATCCATATACAAATATTTGTACTGGAATTGCGCATTTGGATTTTTACCCATTCTTACAGAACTGTCAGAAAAATCTACATCTCCATTTTTCCTAATATTCCAAAAATTTTGATAATGAATGGACAACGGCCTATCTTCATAGTCTTTAAATATTTCTTTAAATAATATAGGTTTTTCATTAAAATTTAATTTCAGTTTTGGCACTTGAGTAAACATATCTTTAAAATACAAAAATTGTGTTGCAATATCTTTACGCAAACAAACAAAAAACACTCTTTCACGTTTTTGGGGCACTCCCATATTAGCAGCATTTAAAAGCCAATGCTGACAATAATAACCCGCTTTGTCATATTCTCTATATATTTTTTTTACATATTCTTTTGCTTTACCAATAAGCAAACCTTTAACATTTTCTGCAATCACTATTTTTGGCTGTAATTCTTTTGCTAAATCTATAAAATCAAAAAATAACGTGTCTAAAACTTGTTCGGCCTGGCCCTCCCTAAACTTTTTATCTTTACCCCAGTCTTTTTCACGATTTCCAGATATTGAAAAACTGCTGCAAGGTGGAGAGCCATCCAAAATATCTAACTGATAAAGTTCTTTAGGTAAGTCTTTACGTTTTGAAAACGTAGTTATTGATTCTAAAAAGCTATACTTTGGATTGTGGTTTGCTTTATAAACTTCTATCATTCGTTTATCTATGTCGTTGTGTCCTATAACATCAAAACCTGCTAATTTATACCCCATTGTTGAGCCACCACCACAAGCAAAACAACTAAATACTTTACCCTTGTCTTTTGTAAAATTAGCATCTTTTAAAGTCCATTCGTAATTTAGTTTATTCATATACCCTCTTTTAAGTTTTCTACTAAAATATTTAATTTATCTAATTCGTGTTTTTGTTCACTTATAACCATTTGCAAACGTAAATTACTTTTACATTCTAAAAGATATTGGTCTTCAAACTGCACAAACACGGATTGAAATTGGCTAATGTCTTCAAGTGAATCTAACATTGAATCTATTAAGTCTTTACGTTCTGGATGCTTACTTTGTAACTCCTCTATACTACTTGTAAACTTTATTATAGTTGTTTGTAGGTTTATCTTTGCTTTTAATATTTCTAAAGTATCCATTTATTCGTGTTTTGGTTGTGAGTAAATCTTATTGTATACATTCGGCACAGGATTATCTTGCTCATAATATAGAAACTTTTCTTTATCAAACCATAACTCTAATTGTCCGATGTTACCTACTGAACGTGGCTTAATCTTATTAAAGTTTATTACTGCTTGGTTGTAGCTTAAATCTTCTCTATGTACGGTTATCATACACTTGCCACTATTAAACCATTCAGAGCCACCTTTTAAATCGTAAGGACTTGGCACGTTTCTTTTTCCGTTTACCTTTTC